GAAGGTGACCCAGCACACCTCAATCACCACCCAGTCGGCGGAAAAGGCGGAGCTCGCCTCCCAGAAGATGACGATCACCAAACTGACGGGGACGGCGGTCACCTACGGCGGCTACGTCAACGTCAGCCGCCAGGACGCCGACTTCACCAGCCCCGCGATCATGGACACCGTCATCAACGACCTGGCGGGGATGTACGCGGTCCAGACCGAGGCCGCGGCGTTCACGACCTTCGACGCGGCCGCGCAGGCCGGCGTGACGATCCCGACCGGCGCCGCCACCGCCGCCAGCGTGATGACCTCCCTCTGGGACGCGGTCTCGAAGATCTACACCGCCTCGAAGGGGCAGGGGCAGGTGTTCGCGATCACCGGCCCCGACATGCTCTCGATCCTCGGGCCGGTGTTCCCGCCCTACAACCCCTTCAACGCCTACTCGCCGGGCCTCGCCGCCGGCGACTTCGGCACCGGCCTCGTCGGCGTCCTCTCCGGCGTCCCCCTGTTCGTTTCCGCCGGCTGCGGCACCCTCCGCATCCTCGTCTTCTCGACGGCGGGCGCGGAAGTGTACGAGGACCGGATCGGCAGCCTGCAGGTGATCGAGCCGTCCGTGCTCGGCATCCAGGTCGCCTACGCCGGCTACTTCACCCCGATGGTCATCGACGGCAACTCGATCGTGAAGATCGTCAAGACCCCGTGATGAGCGACCTCGAGAACATGACGAAGGACGAGCTGCTCGCCTACGCGCAGCAGCTCGGCGCCAGCCCGGCGAACGCGGGGATGACCAAGGACGAGCTCCGCGCCTCGATCGAGCAGGTGGAGGGCGGCCCGCCGCCGGAGGCGGGTTTGCTCGTGACGACGACGATGACAAAGGACTACCTCGGCGTCCCGCTGGTCAACGCGACCCCGGGGACCTCCCAGGCGACCGACCGGCTGGGCCGGTCGGTGATCGCCGGCAACAAAGACTTCTACGGCAGGAACCTGGTGCCGTAGATGGCGTACGTGACCGTCGCCGAGCTCGAGCGGGTGCTGCAGAAGCCGACGCCGACGGCGGCGGAGACGCAGGCGATGCAACGGGTCATCGACGCGGCCGCGACCGAGATCAACTGGGACCTCGGGTTCACCGCCGACCCGTCGCCGCCCTTCTCGGCGATCCTCGTCGACGTCAACCTCGACCGGGCCGTGGAGCTGTGGAAGTTCAACTACAGCCCGGTCGGGGCGATCCCCGTCGGCCCCGACTCGATCCCGATCGTGTCGCCCCGTGACAGCTGGTACCGCCACCACCTGCGGCTGAACCCGCTGCGGACGAGCTGGGGGGTCGGGTGAAGCTCAATGATGCGGTCACGTCCATCGCCCTCGCCTTGGACGCGATCCGCGCCAGCGGCAACGTGCCGGAGCTGCAGGTCAGCGGCTACTACAACGGCAACCCGACACCGCCCAGCATCGACGTGTACCCGGCCGACCCGTTCGAGTTCGGCACCGCGTTCGGGGTCGGCAACACCCGCGCCTACTTCGTCGTCCGGGCCCGGGTCTCGATGGCCGACAGCCAGGCCGGCAGCGTCCTGCTGCTCCGCCTCCTCGACACCGAAGACCCCGCGAGCGTGGAGAACGCGCTGGCCGGCATCGACGCCACGGTCGACAACACCGGCGGCGTCTCAGGGTTCCGCCGCTACTCAGAAGACCTCGCCGAGACCCTGCTCGGCTGCGAATGGAGGGTAGGGATGTTCCTATGACCAAGTACAGAGTCACCGGCTCGGTCCCGTTCGACGGCCACCAGCCCGGCGAGGAGTTCGAGGCCGACTACGACGACGACCTCGAAGACCGCGCCTTGGAGCGCGGCTCGATCGAAGTCGTCGGCGGCCGCACCACGAAGAAGAAGGAGGAGACAAGCGATGCCTAAGCGTGTTGCCCTGAAAGACAGTTTTATGGTCGACACGAGCGACCTGTCGAACTTCGCCCGGGCCGTCGCAGTGAGCATGACCGACGACCAGGTCGACGTCTCCGGGTTCAGTGCGACCGGCGTCAACGAGTACCTGAACGGCCCCAGGACGCAGACGGTGACCGTCACGTTCTACGGCGCCTACGGCACCGGCGAGACCCACGCGGTGCTGTACCCGCTCTACAAGAACCGGACGACGACCGTGATCAAGTGGCGGGCTGACCAGACCTCGGTCGTCTCGGTGACGAACCCGGAGCTGCGCGGCAACGCGAAGCTGTTCAGCTACGGGCCCGGGTCGACCCGCGGCGACACCGACACCTACGACGTCACCTTCACCGCGATCGACGCGGCCGGCTTCGACTGGTTCACCACCTAGGCCGATGGCGCAGCGCGAGACCGTCGTCGTCCGCGGCTACCGGGAAATGATGCAGGCCACCCTCAAGGCTGACCGGATGACCCGGAAAGAGATCCGGGACACGTTCCGCCACGTCGGCGACCTCGTCAAATCCGACGCGCAGGCCCGGTTCGCCTCGATCGACCAGAAGAGCGCGGCCGGCTACCGCACCCGGGTCCGGCAACGCGGCGTGATCGTCGAGCAGTCCCTGCGCCGCACCACCGGGAAGCATTCGCCGCAGTACGGGATCCTGCAGATGCAACGCGCCCTTCTCCCCGCCCTCGCCGACAACCAGGACGAGGTGATGCGGGAAATGGAGCAGGCGATCAACACCGCCTGCGACACCTGGGAACGCAGCTACCCCGTGGTCGTCCGGTGAACTGGCTGGTCATCGACGGCGTCCCGCCGTGGGACGGCCGGTACGAGTTCGACCTCGAAGACCAGGAGCCCACCACCCGCGAATGGGGGCTGATCAAGAAGTTCAGCGGCTATCTGCCGTTGACGATCCAGCAGGGCCTCGAGGGCGCCGACCCCGAGCTCTTCTGCGTCTTCGCCCTGATCGCGCTGCGCAGGGCCGGCAAGATCGACCAGCCCGACATCCAGCAGACCTACGACAGGTTCGCCGACGCCCCCTTCGGCGCCACCATCCGCCTCGAAGCCGACCAGGAACCTGCGGAGGCTGATGCCGGCCCCCCGCCGTCAAGCTCCAGCGGGAGCTCGAGCATCGGTGGCGACGATTCGACGACGAGTTCGGAGAAATCGGACGGCACCCCGGATCCCTCTGGGACCCCCGCCTCGGCTACTTCGGCGTCGGCCCCGATCAGGTTGGCGACCTGACCCCCAGCCAGCTGCTGATGTGCGCCGAGATGTTCAAGGCCATCCACGAACAGAAGGCGGCCCTGGATGCCTAGAACGATCGCCGTCGACATCGTCACCGACACCAGCCAGCTGACCCGCGGCTTCACCAAGGCCACCCGGGAGACGCAGAAGTTCAGCCGGCAGGTCGAGCACGGCTTCGCCCGCGTCCGCAGCTCGATCGCGTTCGCCTCCACCGCCCTGATCGGCGGCACCGGCCTCGTCTACGCCTTCGAGAAGGTGATCGGCGCCGCCACCGACGCCGCCGTCGCGAACCGCTCCCTGGAGGCGCAGATGAAGGCCAACCGGGAATCGTTCAAGGCCAACCAGGCGGTGATCGACCGGGCCGAGACCAGCCTCAACAAGTTCGGGTTCACCAGCGAGGAGTCCACCAAGGCGCTGACCGTCCTCGACCGGGCGACGGGCGACATCCGCAAGGCGATGTATCTGCAGGGCGGCGTCGCCGACCTCGCCCGCGCCAAGAACATCGACCTCGCCGACGCCGCCGCCACCGTCGGGAAGGTCTTCGGCGGCCAGGAAACCGCCTTGCGCCGCGCCGTCCCCGGGCTCAGCAAGAACGCGCACGGGATCGACCTGATCCGGGAGGCGTTCCAGAAGCTTCACGGCCAGGCGAAGGCCGCGACAACGCCGCAGCAACGGTTCTACGCCACCCTCCACCAAACCGAGGTGCTGCTCGGCACCGCGCTGCTGCCGCACTTCAACACGCTCCTGACCAACTTCTCGAGCTGGCTCGACAAGGTGAACCATTCCAAGAAAGCCCAGGAAGACCTGGCCACCGTCACCGAGGACATCGCTACCGCGTTCAGCGATCTCGCGGCCGCGATCGGCGCCGCCCACGACGCCTACAAGAAGTACACGGGCATCGTCGGCCATATTCATCTGCCCGGGCCCCTCGGCACGGTGTTCAAGACGCTGTTCCAGCCGGGTTACGCAATCCACCATTTACTCAACGCATTGAAGAAGAAGCCGGCCATCGCCGCCGGGAACCTGTTCGCAACGCCGGAGCAGATGTTCAACCAGGCCCCCGGCCAGGAGATCCAGTTCTTCAAGAAGCCCGCGGCCGCAGGGCCGATCGACTGGTCCGACACCAGCGCCCTCGGGCTGCCGAAGAGCGTGAGCGGCACCGCCCAGCTCGCCCACGCAGCCGCCAGGGCCCGGCTGCCCAGGCTCTCCGGCAGCTTCCAGTTTCTGCAGGGGAGCTACCAGGCGCCGGCCGCGCTCGAGCTGCAGCTGGCCAGGGCCACCGCGCTCGGGCAGAGCATCCGGCCGGTGCTGCTGGCGATGCGCCGCGCCGCCTACCGCGCCCTCGCCTCCGGGAGGCTCGCGATCGTGGCGCAGACCGACGCCTGGAACGCGATCGCCGCCCTCAACGACCAGCTCAAGCAAGGGGCGCAGAAGGCGCTGCGCCGCGGCGCGATCAGGCAGGCCAGCGCGTACGGCGCCGAGTACCAGTTCGCCTACGCCCTGGGCGGCCCCACCATCCATATCGAGCACTTCTACTCGTCGGCGTCGTCGCCGAGGGCGTTGGAGAACGAGCTGGCCCGCCGCGCCCGGGCCCGGGCCCATGTCCGGCGCGGGCAGCGATGAGCGTCGACCCTCTGCTCTCGCCGACGGGCCCGACCGGCCGGGTCCACCTCGCGTTCAACCAGCCCACGTTGACGTGGGCGCCGACCTGGACCCGGATCGACAGCTACGACAGCCTGGTCACGAGCTACACGATCGACCGGGGCCGGCAGTACGAGCTCGACCGCACCGACACCGGCCGCGCC